CAAGAGCACCAGGCGCGAAAACGCAAATTTAAGCAAGATATCAGCGGTATTTAATTATAATGCGATTTCTTTTTTGCGGATAGGTGGGTGAGTTGGCCGAAACCACACCCCTGCTAAGGGTGCAGCTTCTAACCGGGGCTCGAGGGTTCGAATCCCTCCCTGTCCGCCACTACTTCAAGAAACACACAGAAAACCCCCGCAAGTTACAGCAAGAAAATCACGATTTTAACAATATTTTAAAGTATTTTCACATAAACTTACGGCAATAAAAAGCAGCTAAAAGAAACTAACAGCGGCGATTTTTTGCTGACTATTTGGCTGACTACACAAGAAAAACAGCCAAAATCTACCGCCGCTAGTCAGCTAAAAGGATACACAATGCCTAAATTATCGACACAACTCACGATAACCCAAGTTAAAAATTTGAAGCCCAAAGACAAGCCGTATTTTGTAAGCGATAGCGACAATCTATTATTAAAAATAATGCCTAACGGCAGTAAATTTTTTATCTACGAGTTTCGCAATAAATTAACGAATAAACGCCAAAGAATTTCGATCGGCAAATTAGGCGATATAAGCCTAGCCGAAGCTAGAGAAAAACGAAACGAGCTTAAAAAGCAGCTACTAGACGGCGTGGATATTTCAAAAGACGAAAATGCTACTACTTTGCGGGCAATATACGCCGATTGGATAAAAACAAAGAACAAAATCAACGAAAAACATCTGTTTTGGATAAAAAGAAGATTTGAGCTGTTGCTATTGCCCAAACTCGGCGACGCAGATATTAAGGAGATAAGCAGAAAAGACGTAATAAATACGCTCGCGCCTCTTTTAGAGGAGGAAAAACAAGAAACCGCCAAAAAGGTTTTAGGAATGCTAAACGGTTTTTACAAATTCGCGCTTTTGCACGAATACGTCGAGCATAACATTATCGCCGATATTGACAAACAAACGCTAATCGGCAGGCGCGACGTTAAGCATTATGCGCATTTTACAACCGAGGCGGAGCTGAAAAATCTAATAAAAGCGGTAAAAGGGTATTTTGGAGATGAAAGAATAAAAGTATGCGCGCTGTTTATGCTTTACACGGCAGTGCGCGGAGAAAATGCGAGATTTGCCACGTGGGGCGAGATAGATTTTAAAAATAGCCTTTGGAGTATTCCCGCTAGCAAAATGAAAAACGGCAAAGCTCACGAGGTATTTTTAACAGATAGCGTTAGGAAGTTGTTATCAGATTACCGCGCGAGTTCGCCGTTAAAAAGCGATCTTGTCTTTCCGTCGGTTAAATCAAACATTCGCCCTATAAGCGACAATACCGTCCGCTCGATGCTTAGAAATTTAGGCTTTAGTAACGAGATGATTACGCCGCACGGTTTTAGGGCTACTTTTAGCACGATTTGCCACGAAAGACAAGACGAGCACGGGCTAAATAGTGACGTTATCGAGCTTTGCCTCGCACACGTTGAAAAAAATAAAGTAAAAGACGCCTACAACCACGCCAAGAATTTAAAACAACGCGCGGCATTAATGCAGTGGTGGAGCGATTTTTTAGATAACTTGTCCTGACTTGTAGGCGCGGATAGATTTTAGCGAGTAGTAGATTACCCGCGAATTGACCTTATTTGCTACAATAACGCCCTGCTTCACTTTGTCATAAAGCGAGCGCGCAGATATACCTAGCTCTTTTAGGGCTTCATCTTTAGTTATGAATTTATCGTTCATCTCTACTCCTTTATCTGCTTTACCAAAATTACGATGCGGCTAAGCTGTCCGTCGTCTAGCTTTTTTATCTCGCGCGTTATCCACGCGATTTTGGCGCGGCGCGCGGTTTGCTCGTCCGCGATTTCGTTATGCCGCTCGCAAAATTTAGCCAGCCGGGTTAGGGCGGCTTTTTCTCTTTCTCTTTCGGGGCTACTCATCGGGGTCGTCCTCAAATTTGTTTTCAATCACGCCGTAGAAGTCGTATTGCTCCTCGTAGTCCTCCCGCGCGTCGTTTAGCTTTGCCTCTAAATCGTTTATCATTTTTACCCCCTCTAAACCGAATACTCGGTCTCAAAAACTACCCATTTGCCGTCTTTGCGCTCATAGGCGAAATACCCGTAATAGCTACCCTCGCACATCCCGCCTCTTTGCCACACCAAGCAATCGTCGTGGCGCTCAAAAAGATACTTTTCGCCGAACAAATTTCGACCCAGCAAGTCGCAAACGTAAAGTTCCTTGCCGTCTTTTTCAATCTTCTCAAACTTTGCTAACCCGTAATAAATAGCCTCCTCTCTATCTATCATATCTGCTAAGTCGTCGATAGAGTCTTCGCTTATACCGCAATGATTTTTGAGCAAATCGCTGAAATTCTTTCTCGTTCTTCGTCTGGTTTTTTCTGATATTCCAAAAAACATTATTTCCCTTTCCTCACTACGTCCTCGCTATTGTCTATCCAGTGGATACTCGGCGCGCCTTTGTGCCTAGTGTCAAAAATATACCACGCATACACCATCATCCCCGTTTCGTATTTGCCGTCGGGGCGTATTTCGGCGGATAGCAACGGATAGCGCGCGAATACGTAGATTTTTTCTAAAATCTCGCGCAAATAAATCTCGTCTAACCGCTCTTTGCCGTGCAGATAATTAAGCGGTAGCAAAAACGCAAATCTAGGCGCGACTTCGCAGGCTTTGAGTATAAACTCTTTGGCTAGACTAAACGGCGGGTTTGTGACGATCGCATCAAATTTACGCGTTTCGGCTAGAAAATCTTTGCCGTCTAGCAAATAATCATACGCCGTAATGTCCTTGTAGCCGGCCTCTTTTAAAATCGCCGTTATAGCCCCGGCGCCGCATGAGGGTTCTAGTATGCGCCCCTCAAATTTCTCAACCTCTAAGAGCCTACGCGTGAGAGCGTAGGGCGTCTGGTAGAAGTCGCTTTTTGAGCGGCGCTTGTTTGTATTGCCGCTGAAGTTTTTGCCTTTAAGCACTGCCTATCCTTTCTATTTTTTGTGCATAGTATTTGTTGTCCTCTACCGCATATGCACCGACCCAGCCCAAGATTTCATAAACTCCGTCGAGCCGCGTCTGCACGTGAGCTAATGCCTTGGCGATGTTCGTGCCCTTTGGGTTCATCTTGATCTCGGCTTTTAGGTCTCGGTATTTTTGCGCGAAATACTCCATATCTAGCTTATACTCTTTGGCTCTTATCTCGGTGTTTTTTAGCTTTTCTTTGAGGCGCTCTACCTCGCTAACGGGTACGGCGTTAAATTCGTAAGCTTTTAGTTGATTTCTCAAATCCAAAATAACTGCGTTATGCTGCGAAATTTGGGATTTGTAGCCGTTGATTTGGCATTCTTGTAGCTTTTGCCTCATATCATAAAAGGCTTTGACGAGTATCTTTTTGGCTTCTCTAACTTTAGCCGTGTTTTTCATATACGTAAGTAGTAGCGTTGCTTGCTGTTCGTTTAGGCAATAAACTTTTCTGTAATTGATTTTATTTTTTGAATTACAAACCAGTTCATTTTGAAAATTTAGCTCGCCGAATTCTCTTAGGTCGGCCTCGTAAGTTCTGATAAGTCGTTGGACTGATTGCTCGTTGTTATCGGTTAAAACCGAAACTTTGTCTTGCGTGGTGGCTGGGATGCCGTTGTAGTTTATGACTAAATCGTTCATAACTAACCCCTTTCATCTTATTTTCGATTGTTTTGTGAGATTATAACCGATTTTAAGATGAAAGTCAATAGTTTTAAACGACTTTACGAATATTATTTATAAAATTATTCGAATATAGGACGGATTTTAAATCCGACCTATAAAATCTCTTGCTCTCTTGATAGCTTCTAAGATTTCTTTTTGTTCTTTATTTTCTAACATAAGAGTTAGTGCTACCTCTGCCATCTTTGGGATTTTACCGCTAGCCCAAGTCCCTATCGTGGAGGCTGGGACATCTAATTGCCTGCCTAATTCAGCCTGTGTGATGTTTAATTTGCTGCACACTTGTTTAACAATATTATCCATTTTTGGCTTCTCTAATAAACATAAACATCACGTATTGGTTTAACGATACCCCCGCCTCTTTTGCCAAGCTTTCTAACTTTTCTTTTAGTTCCAGCGGAATTTTGATTTGTAAATTATAGCTTCCGCTTGCTTCTTTTTCTTCTGCCATCTTGTCTCCTTTAAATTTACGCGATTATACAAAAACCTAGCTTAACTGCTCCATCAGCGCGTCGATCGCGTTCGGGTCTGCTAGATACGCCTTAGCGTCATCGGGATTTAGCCTTTCGACGAGCTTTTCGGCCTCGTT